GTGCACCTTACATAACAAAAAAGGTTCGTAGATGGGTAGAGATACAGAGGAATAAGAATGAAATGGTTAAATAATATTATACAAAAACTTAACCCAGCACAAGATGAAATATTTTCAGATTATGGTGAAACACAATCAACAACTATAAATGAATATACTGTTATGCAAGCATACGAAAAATTTCCTGTAGTAAATAGATGTGTTAATTTAATAACAGATAGTACTGCACCAGTAACTTATGATATAGATACAACTATAGTTGGTGGTGGTGCTGTTACGATACAACCAAAAAAATTAAATACATTATTAAATTTCAAACCAAATGAGTTTCAAAGTGCGGATGTTTTTAAAAGAAGATTAGTACTAGATTTATTACTTGAAGGAAATTGTTTTATTTACTATGATGGAAGATATTTATATCATTTACCTTCTAGTAAAGTAGAAATAATATTAGATAAGAAAACATACATAAATCATTACACATATGATGATCAAAAATTTTATCCTGATGAAATAATTTTTATACAAGATAATTCTTCCAGATCTATATTTAGAGGTGATTCTAGATTAAAATCAATAATCCCTACTGTTAATATATTAGGTACAATGTTAGACTATCATACTACTTTTTTCAATAATAACGCTATACCTGGATTAGTTATTTCAGTACCAGAAGTATTAAGTACAAAAGTTAAGCAAAGAACTATAAATGAATGGTCTCAGCAATATAGACCAAAATCTGGTGGTAAAAAACCAATGATTTTAGATGGTGGAATGTCTTTAGATAGTTTAGGTCATACAGATCAAAGACAATTAGATTTCAACGAGTCTATAGCTACTTATGAAGCAACAATAGCAAAAGCTTTAGGTGTTCCAGAAGTGTTATTAACATCTGGAAATAATGCTAATATTAGTCCTAATGAAAAAATGTTTTACTATAATACTATTTTTCCAATATGTGATAAAATAGCTGGTGCTTTGGAAGTATTTTTTGGTTATGATATAAAACCTATTTATGCTAATACTTTAGCATTAAAGGATGATTTAAAAGATATAGCTACATACTATACCAGCCTAGTTAATAATGGAATTATGTTAGGTAGTGAGGCTAGAGAAGCATTAAGACTACCAGTTATTGATGATAAAATTCTAACAACGATAAGAGTGCCAGCAAATGTTGCAGGTTCAGCAGTACCAGATAGTCCTGGAACCGAAAATGAAGGTGCACCAAAAAAAGAAACAGAGGAATAAAATATGAACAAAAAGATAGAATTATATGCATCTTTTAATAAAGGTTATGAAGAAGATGATGATGATTTAATAATTGAAGGAATGGCTAATGTTGCTGTAAAAGATAGAATGGATGACATTATACCTGGATCAGCCTACTCAAAAGGTGGATTAGATAACTATAGAAAAAATCCTATTGTATTATTTAATCACAACTATTCTAAACCTATAGGTAAGACAGTGGAATTAATACCTAGTGAATTAGGTCTTGGAGTAAAGGTACAAATATCAAAAGCAGCAGGTGATGTTTATACATTAATTAAAGAAGGTATTATAAAAACATTTAGTATAGGATTTAGAGTATTAGATGCGGATTATAATTCTGAAACAGATATATTTGTTATAAAAGATTTAGAACTATATGAAATAAGTTGTGTTGCCGTACCGGCAAATCAAGATTCATTATTTAGTGTTTCTAAACAATTAAATGAATTAAAACAAGAATATAAACAAGAATTTGCGCAGTCAAGCGCTAAGCATATAGAAGACGCAGCAAAAGCTACAGAATCTATAGATAATAGCGCGATTAGCGCAACAATGGAGAAATCAAAAATGAATGAACAAGAACTACAAGCTAAGTTAGATGCTATGCAAAAAGAATTAGATGCTACTAAAGGCAATCTTAATGCTGCAGAAGATTTATTAGATGATGTGGCTGCAAAAGATGCTAAAACAAAAGCTGAAACTGAAAAAGAAGCTGGAAAAATTGCTGTAAAATCTCAAGTTGAAGACTTAATCAAAGAAGTTGAAAAACGTTTTGAAGATGAAAGAGCTACTGTATCAGAAACTTTAAAAGGCTTAGAAGCTGATCTTAAAGATAAGTCTGATGAAATAACAGCTATCACAAGAAATAAAATGTCCTTTCAAGATAACGGATCTAATAGAGAAATATTTAATAAGGAACAGAGAGAAGCTACTGTATTAGTATCTAAACTATTAGGTAAAGATATTAAAGATACAAAAATATTCAGAGATGTAGTACAGAAATCTGGATTAGAGCATACTCCTTCTGCAGATTGGGAACAAGAGTTTAATACTAGTATATTTAACGATATGAGAGATAAGTTAGTTTTAGAACCACTTTTCAAATCTATTGCAATGACTACACCAAGTATGCAAATACCTATTAACCCAGAAGCAGGTGATGCACAATGGATTGCAACTGCAGCTTTCCGTAGCACAGATGGCACATCTACAGGTACAGGTGTTGATCATAAAATGGGTGAAACAACTTTAGTTGCACATAAATTAGCATCTAAAGAATATATTGGTTATGAAGAAGAAGAAGATACAATTTTAGCAATTGTACCTATCATTCGTGATGCAGTAACACGTAGAATGGCTAGAACTTCTGACCAATCAATCTTACGTGGTACAGGTACAGGTACAGGTGGTGATGCAGTTTCTCCTTTCAAAGGTTTAACAGTATTAGCAGGTGATGCTAGCATGGATACTGCAACAGTTGCCGTTGCTTCTAAATGGACTGTAGATGATTTACAAGCAGTTCGTAGACAATTAGGTGCACGTGGACTAAATCCAGGTGAAGTTAAATATATTGTTTCTGAAGAAGCATATTATGACTTATTAGAAGATGCTGACTTCCGTACAATGGATTTAGTTGGTGATAGAGCTACTATTATTAAAGGACAAATCGGTTCTGTTAATGGTTCTCCAGTTATTGTTTCAGATAGTTTTGAAGCTAAAGCTGCAACTAAAGCTGCTGTAGTAGCAGTTTACACAGGTAACTTCTTTGTAGGTAATTTAAGAAATATGTTAGTTGAGCGTGATAAAGATATTACTAACCAAAGTAATGTTATAATCGCAACTCGTAGAATGGGATTCTTAGGAATGATTTCTGGAGAAGGCGCTGCAACAGGTATTTGGGTAGCATAAGCTATAATTGTTGGGAGCCTTCGCTCCCAACTCTTTATTTAATAATTTTATTAAATAAGAGTTATTAAATAAGGAATAAAATATGGCAGAACTACTAGCAACACTAGCTCAATTTAAAACATATAAAAGTATACCTACAGTTAATATAAGAGAGGATGATAGTATAACACAAATGTTATATGCTAGTTCAGAATATGTTAGACAATATTGTAGTAGAACCTTTGCTAATTTTGATGAAGAATTAATAGAATACTATGAAGGTTCTGATAAAGATAAAGTATATTTAAGTGAATTCCCTATAGTAGACTTACTTTTTGAGTATAGTGCTGATGGTGGGAAAACATATACAGAAGCTACAGAATTTACAGAATATTTTGTAGGTGAAGATTACATAACATCAGGTAAACTAGGCCTACCTCTATATAATCCTATAATAAGTCATGCTGCTATAAAATTAACATATACAGCAGGATTTGAAGAACTACCTTTAGATTTAGTTCAGGCTGTTATGGATATTACGGAATATTTTCGTACTACTCAATATAACCCTAAAAGTTCACATGCTGCTGATATGGTAGAACGTGGTAATAGTGATTATAACTCAACAAAGTTACCTAGTCATATATTAAGGGTATTATCAAACTATAGAAGAATTGTATAATGAGTGTTGCGTTTAGTAATACTATACGCAAAAGTATAGAAAAATATATAATAAATAGAGCAGCTACTAACAGCAAGACTATGCACGTTATTAGATTTGATGATACAGGTGGAAACCTGGAACTTTATAAAACTTTTAGAAATGAAGCATTAAAAAGAATATCTAAAACTTTAAAACATAGGATAGATGGATCTGGAAGTATGTATCTTTATTCAGAAAATTATGCAGAAATACAAAAAGTATTAAGAAATG